TCATCCTCATCTGGAGTAGGAATAGTTGGGATGATCCCTTTATCGCCTACGATCCAGTCAGGCATTGACTCAGGATTATCCATTAGATATAAAGCAACAGACTCAGAAAATCCAGCCTTTTTAGCTGCTTTAAATATCTCATGTTTTGCAATATAGAAAACCTCTAATTTAGTTAAAGGATCAGGAGTACGGCGAACGCGACGACGATTAACCTTTTTGCGTTTAGATTGTTTCCGTGTGTTCGCCATAAAAGAAATTATCGCTTACTGATTAAAGTAAATAACTCATCAACACGCTGTTCAAGTCTAGTAATTTGATCTTTCATTGAACTGCCTGAATTGGGTTTAAGTTCGCTTAAAAAACTTTTAATAACCCATCGTAGAGCCAGTAATAAAGCGGTCGCGATACTGCAAACGCCAACGCCAAATGCGACTAATTCGTTGGGTGTCATGTTTGCTTTGATCCGATGCCATATTCTCCCTCTGACTTATCTAATGCTTTTGCTGCTGGCCCTGCTAGAGCTGCAATAATAACTGATACGGCTGGATCTAATCCAAGTTCATTACTTGCTAAAAATGTCAAAAATGAAACTAACACTCCACGAAAGTAAGACTTTAGAACTGCTTTTTGTTTTTTGCTGATTTTCATTAATTGCCTTTCAGTAGTGGGATGTCGAACTTTTCGCCTGTTTGATTTGGCTTAAAACTTACATGGATGTGCTTATGATGTGGATTAATGCCCCGATACTTAACCCAACGCCAGAGCGACTTACCTGAACATATTTTACCAGCGTGGATTATGTAAGATATACGCTTATCTTTTTTTGCTGTGAGTCGAAGTTGATCTGCCAAAGCATGACTAATCCCTTGTTCGTTAGAAAGGCCAGCGTCAATATCGAGCGCGCAAACTTCGGCTGTGTCAGGTCGTGGGTTATGATCCGATTTTCGTAATGCATGTTTACTATCAGAAATCCACCCATCGCTGCGCTTATCGCGATCCATCCATGTTTCATTTATTTGGTCGCGTAGCGTTTTAGCAGCTTTAGATAGGTAAGGCTTCATTAGCCAAATTATTTTTTGCTAGATGGTTTGCCTAAAACAAATCCATCAGGCAATGGCTCGCTATACTCCCATTTTTCAATGTAATCAATACCATCACCATCATCCTTAAGATGAATGCCTAATTTTCTAAAATCATCAGTTGGATTTAATTCAGGTAATGCTTCAATAATTTTTTCCCAAAGTTTCATATTATGCTCCTAAAAATTGTGCTGATAAATAAGTGTAGGCAGCATCACCATAAGCACCATTTTGGCTGCCAGTTGTTTGATATGCTGTAAATTCAAGATAATCACCTGCAACCAAATTTGCAATATTACCAAAATTGAGAGTTTGATCAGTTTGACCAGAAATATCCATTCCAAAAATTCTTGTTCCATTTTTAAGTATTGAACACGCTCTAGTTCCAGCTCCATTACCAATTGAAAAATAAATTGATGCTTGAAGTGCATAATAACCGCCCAAGCCAGTAGGAATAGTTATTCGTGAAGTATTTGTGCTTGTGCTATGAAAATTGCTAGTGTCATAAACTTCTGAATCAAAAGTTAAAGTTGTAACTGTTGCATTGTTTATTGTTTGAGTTGTTGAATTGAAAATTCTGCATCCAGTAAAACTTGTTGCACCTGGCGTTGACCAAGCAGGAACGCCACCAGATACAGTTAAAACCTGACCAGTAGTTCCAATTCCAAGTCTTGTGTTTGTGTTGGCAGTTGATGAACGATATTCAATATCGCCAAGAGTTGTTGATGGGTTTAAGTTCTTGGTTGTTGTATCAACAGATGAACCAAGCGTGCGAATTGCTGCTGCGCCATCTTTTACTAGCGCGGTGTCATCTGGAGTTGTCCAGCTGTAGTTCGTGGTAGTTGCCATATTATCCTATCCTCAGGCTACGATTGTAGCGTATTCCCATGTCAAAGTTGGATCTATTGTTTGCCATGTTTCGGTTATTGGTGTGGTATTCCAACGCATCGCCACTTGGCTAAATGCGGTTGGTGAAACATTGATTGTTAAAAACAGCTCATTAAATCTAGTGCTCCATGACCAGCCCTCAACATAACCTTCAAATGTGCCACCAGAAATTTGAGTTGGTAGGTTTGCTAGATAAACTGGCAAGCCCATAAATACGCCTAATAAAGCATCCCGATCTGCGTCATCAATTTCAGGGTTGGTAATTGGAAATGTAATCGATTGGAATGCTGGGATTGGGTAGGCTCTTTGATCTATGTATCGGTCGGCAATAGCCTGAGCATCTACTGATCCTTGAACCCTTGAGTTGATGCTTTCAGCTTTGTAGCCATATAAGGAAATAGATGTTAGATCTGTGGCAGTAACCTGTGAATTGTAGTTATTGCCATAATTGATATAAATGTCATTACGAACATCACCTGAGCGCATAACTGTAGATAGGCCAGAACCTAAAGCATGGCCAGCATCTAGTTCAACATAGCCATTGTTCAATAAATAGTTCTGTCTGTGATCGCCATCTGCATAACCTATATTGCCTTGATTATCCTCATAAATATAACCAAATGCAGAATTAGCAATATCAGAAACCACATTGTAAATCGTGTCGGTTACATTTGATTGAGCAGTCATTGTGTAAAGGCCGGGTTGGTCAATACTGCCAAGCCCTAAATTGACTGCATTTTCCCAAGTTTCTGTTGCGTTATAAGTTGCCCATGTTGAAGCTGATGGAACATCATTCCAAGTTCCCAGCAATACGCTTGAAAGGATTCCATAAATCTGATTGCCATCCTCATCTTGAGAAATACTGTTATTCCAAATTTCTTTAGATATTTTTGCAAGTGAACCCATCGCAATAATGGTGTATTGGATAACTGTAGCTATTGATCCAGTCGCACCGACCTCAACAATAACATCTGTAATGTCGCCACCAAATAGGCTCACATAAGCATTTGATGTGTCTTTGACCTGTAAATCTAAACTATCATTAATGTCAAAAGGTAAAGTTTGACCATTCAAAGCAATTAAAGTAATTTGAACATAAGATGGATTTGGTTGTGAATAAATATCATCTCGACCAGCCTGATGTTGAATATCGCTTATTGCGATGTCAGTATAATCAACCCCACTGACAGTTAATTTCCAATCAGGATTCCAGACATGTCAGTATAATCAACCCCACTGACAGTTAATTTCCAATCAGGATTCCAGACTGTCATGGTTATTTCTTAACAGCTGCGCGTGAAAGATATGGATTTGATCTGGCAGCACTTTCGTTTATTGCTTTAGTAACAGCCCTTGCTGCACTTTCACTATCAATTGCCTTCACTGTAATGTTGTTAATGGTTTGACCTGGATTACCTCTAGTAGAAACTGCTCCACCTGGCAAAGTAGGAGTAAATGCTTGGTTTCCCACAGCTGCTAAAGCAACCGCACCAGCACCAACAATACCCAAACCAATTCTCGATGCAGCAGCCGTTGAAACAGCGGCAGCAGCAGAAGCAGTATTTAAGGCCACCATCGCTCCTGTTAAAAGTTTAATCTCTGTTACAAATGCAGCAACCTTACTAGCAACAAATACGGCTGCAATAATTTGACCCAATATGATAAGTTCATCTTTTATGCTAATCACAAATTGAATAGTTGATCTTAATTGCTCACCAAATTGACATTTGGAACAACTGTTGCTAATAAAAAGTCAGCAAATTGTTTCATTATAGGTAACAGCGCAGTTCCAATTTGTTCCTTAGTTTCAGAAAATGCTATTTCCAATTGCCTCATCTTGAATTCAGCGTTTGTAGCTTCATTCTCAATAAATCCTTTATAAGTTCCTGTAAGGATTTGCATAATTTCATCATGAGATTTAGTTTTTAAAGTCGCTGCGTCAATACCTAATCCCAGTTTGCCTAAAGCAGCATTTTGCCCATCGAAACTTTTACCTAAAGCATTCGCTACCGCTTCAACTGGCTTACCTGTGGCAACGCTAATTTCTTGAGCTAAAGTCAATAATTGTTGGGCTTTTGTTACATCATTAGTTGAACGAATTAACCTGGCTAACGCTGGCCTTAAAACATCATCTGTGGTAGCTGTTGCAATAGATTGCTTGGTTATGTAAGTATCAATTGCTGCAATCTGTTGTTCAGTTGCTTTGGTATTAGATCTAATTGTTTGCTCTAATTGCTTACGGCTTTTCTCATCCTCCGCTGCTGCTTTTACTGCTGAAATTGCAAATGCTCCTGCTGCTGCGCCAACCGCAGCAAAGGCTAATGCCGCTTTTTTGCCAAATTCTGCAATCTTGTCTGAGTTGTTTTCGACTGCTTTATCAGCTTCGCCTAACTTCTTTTTTAAGTCATCTACATCAGCAAGGATCGATAACTTTAATGTGCGATTACCGGTTGCCATTAGACCCATTCCTTAATAATGCGATCAAAACTTTGTTCCCATTTGTTAATTAATTCAGGCTGAATTCTGCGAAGGGTTGGATAAATGAACCATCCGCGAGATCCACGACCTTGCCGTCCAGAATATGTAGGGAACTGCTTAAATTTATTTGAACCAAACTCAACACCACCCCATAGGGTTTGTGTAGTAGCACCACCTGAAAACTTTTGTCTGGCAAAACCGTAGCGGAACTCACCGATCTTGCTCGATTTAGAG